AATAATGTTTGGTGCTACTCCATTAAATAATATTAAAGGTAGTGACTATCCAATACCTAAATTTCAATCAGCAAATGGACAATTTGCCGCACCTGGACCACGTATTTTGTATCGTGCTGAAAATACTATTACTTTCAATATTTACAATGATGACTTTGGTAATGTGATACCATATACAATTGATTTATTTAGCCATTACACAACTGCTATTCCAACTATTGCTGATGAAGATTTAAACTTTGGTCAAGAAATTCCATTGCATTACATAAATTCTACACCTTGGAAAACATTATACGCACGTTATTGGAATGATTACATTGCTGACATTTATGCTCCAGATGCGCGTATCTTAGAAGGTTTCTTTGCGTTAGACTTTGCCGACATTTATCAATTCAAATTCAATGATAAAATCTTTATTAAAGATTCGTACTGGCGCATCCTTGAAATCAGCGATTATGTGGTGGGGATGCAAGATACGGTCAAAGTTAAATTGATTAAAATGGTGAGCGCGACCCCCGATTGTTTGCTGAGTCCAAAGCCAGTTATTGGTATAGATGGCAATATTATTTGGGAAGATGCAGAAGGTGAAATACAACCAGCAACTGAAACGTGTTGCAATAATTATGGCTACTATTGGGTAGGTTCAGAATGCTATGCAACTCCAAGAGATGCAAAAGGTAGAGGAGGTAAACCTAAAATGTTTTCAGAACTTATTACTACTCTTTCAAATATTGAAACAAGACCAGTTAATAAATCAGCATATATAGCTGATAATGCAATTGTGCAAGAAACTAATGAAAGAACTTTTGTCAATGGGAATAATATTTTTGTTGGTGGTTCTAATAGTGGTAGTATTGTTAGTGGTTCAAGTAATATAGTTGTTTCTGATTTAGGAAGTGTAATGGTTCTTGGAACATCAGCAAGGGCAATCAATAGAGGTGTAACCATTGGAGGGGATGGTAGTTATGCAGGTCAATACCAAAGCGGAATTCTTCAACTCAATGGATTTGGTACTTGGACAAATAGCACAACAGCAATTGATTTATTTTCAAATGGAACGGCCATAACAATGCCTGACAATTCAGTATGGTATATTAAATTGATGATTGTTGCATCCCACGCAGACGGCACTGGTATTGATTTTGGAGTAACTGCTGAATTCAATTTCAACATTCAAAATTCAGGTGGTATCTCACTCAAAAATGTAACTTTGGTAGATACATATTCAGCAGGAATTTCAGGAGATATGGAAGTTGATATGAATATAAGCGGTTCAACTTTTAATCCAATTGTATACCTTAAAAATTCAAGCTATCCAATACCAGATGTCAACATTACAGCGCAACTAATTTACACACAATATCACTATGAATAACCCACAACAAACTTTTAAGAATATTTGCGAGATGCAAAAAATGGGCATTAAGTCAAGCCATCCATCAAGCGAAAATAAGTTACCAAATTGGCTAACCAAAGGCATCAATTATAGCATTGTTGCTACTTTAATTATAGGCACTATTTACTTAATTAAAATGATTTTCAATGGCTGACAATAATGTGGTAATAACGGTAGACGTACAAGGTAACGCGACCGAGAAAACTCAATCATTAAGGGCGCAAATGAAGGCGCTCCGTGATGAGTTGGGAAGGTTACCCGAAGGCACGGCGGAATACAACAAAGTAGCAAAAGAACTTGGTCAATTGACTGATAAAGTTGGTGACTTGGGTAAGGAGGTAAACACCTTAGCAGGCGATCCACTAGAGCGATTGAACAACTCCTTTGGTATGATTGGCTCATCCATTATGTCATTGGATTTTGGTGGTGCAATTACAGGTCTTCAAGGAATGTCCTCTGCCATTTCAGATGTAAAGATGGATGATATCATTGGAGGTATTAAAGGTCTTGGGCAATCGTTTCTTGATTTGGGCAAAGCCTTATTGAATAATCCAATTTTTTTAACAGCTACTATTCTAACTGCTATTGGTGTTGCGTTGTATGAGTATGGTCAAACAATGCCATTTGTAACTGATGAAACAAAGCAATTAGCAGCAGCCACAAAAGAGGCAACAGATGCAAGTATTGGTGCATTGAAAGCATTTGATTTGGAGGAAAGAAAGTTACGTGCATTGGGTGTTGCTGAAAAAGAAATTATTGCTATACGTAGAGAGAAAACAAAGCAAGTTATCAATGATTCAAAAAAGCAACTTGAAGCGGAATTAAAAATATTACAAGAGCAGGAAGCATCTCAAAAAAGTTCATCTGAAAGACAAGCTAAATACATACTTGGAGGTCAAGCCTTAATTGGTATAGCATTGGAAAAGAGTGGTGAGTTATTTGGATTGGTGGCCAGTAAAGAAAAAGTAGAAGAACAAAAGAAAAATATTGACGACTTAAAAAATAAAATTGCTGAGTATGAGGTACAGATTCTTGAATTGAATAAGAAGGAAACTGACCTAATAACAAAGCAACAAACTAAATCTACTGAAAGAGTAAAGCAAGAAGAAAAGAATTTAATTGATAGGAAGAAACTTACTGAAAAATATTTGAGGGAGGAGAGTGATGTGGTCTTTATGGAGGAAGAAAAGAAATCACTTACTGAAATTGATTTTGAAAATAAAAGACAAGAAAATGCACGAATAGCAGCGGTACAATTAGGTGAAATCAAAACTCAATATGCGAGTGAATATGCAAAAAAACAAGCGCAAATTGAGTTAGAAGAAGCGGACAAATCTTCTGCTCAAAAATTAGCAGCTGAACAAGCCTATCAAGCGGCAAAATTACAAATTGCTCAACAAGCATTTGGTGCATTGATGGACTTAAATTCATTCCTTACTGATAGTGGTTTGGTTAATGCTAAAAAGTCTTTCCAAATAAATAAGGCCTTAGGTATAGCACAAGCATCCATCGCAACTTATGAAGGTGCTGCCAACGCATTTACAACAGCTTCAAAGTCTCCTATTGCTATTGCCTTTCCGGGTTATCCTGCAGTGATGGCAGGGGTAGCAGTTGCAGCAGGTTTGGCAAAGGTTGCTAAAATAGCAGCGACTAAATTTAATCCAGGTTCAACTACACCTCCTTCACCAAGTGGGGGTGGTGGTGGTGGCGGTGGTGGTGTGGGTTCGGGTGGTGGTTCAACATCTGCTCCTGCATTGGATTTATCATTCCTAAACAATAAACAAACCAAAGCGCAACCGATACAATCGTACGTTTTAGCTACTAACGTAACATCGGCGCAAGATGCACAACAGAAGATTTTAGACCAATCAAAACTAATAAAATAAAATGAAAGAAGAAGAAGTAAAAGTCATTGAGTACACCATTGATGACAGTGGATACCTTGGAGTTCACGCAATGAGCCTTGTTGAAAATCCTGCTATTGAAGTGGATTTTGTAGCACTATCCAAAACTCGCAAACAACAACAAGCTGCGGTTGAAGAAGGTGAGCGTAAAATGGTATACGGCGCAGTGATGCTACCTGAACAATTGATATACCGAGTTGATACCGCAGGCCGTGAGTACTACTGCAAATATTCAAAGGAGACAATCAACAAGATAGCGCAGGAATATCTAAAAAGAAATATGCATCACAATAGCAACCTTGAGCACGAGATACCAGTTGCAGGTTGCACCGTTGTTGAGTCGTGGATTACAGAAGGACAATTTGACAAAAGTCAAAACTTTGGATTCTCCTTCCCGGAAGGAACGTGGTGTATTGGAATGAAGATTGATAACGATGAGGTTTGGCAATCCATTAAGCAAGGAGATGTTAAAGGCTTTTCACTTGAAGGATTCTTTACTGAGATTAGTGATGAATATATGACGCAGCAGGAAATCGAAAAGATAATGAGAGAACTTGAAAACGAGTTAAGCGGATTGTAATGTACTCGTTCAGCATACCGTAAGATCTGCTAGCGAGTCAATTTATTACACCAGTGCAGGTGTATTGTTTACCCGACAAAAAAGCCCTCCACGTTTGGGGGGCTTTCTCGTTGAAACAACTAAACAAACTTAAACAAAAACTATGCTGGAACAAAAGTAGGTGTTTTGCTACTAATAGGTAGAAAAATAAAAAAGTAAATATGAACAAAGTAACAGAAATTGTTTCTAAGTACGCAGATAGATTGAAGGCATTTGGCATCCAATTGTCTGCTGAAGGAGAAATAACAAAAGAGGCACAGATGGCAATGGCTATTCTTGCCGATGGCACAGAGGTTTACTCTCCAAATGCTGAATTCGCTGTTGGTAGCGAGTTATTCGTAATGGATGCAGACGGCAATCCAGTACCTGCTCCCGATGGTGAGCATACAACTGCCGAAGGCAAAGTAATCGTTGTAAGCGGTGGAGTAATCGCTGAGATTAAAGAGCCAATGATGGAAGAAGAATCTGCTCCAGTTGCAGAAGAACAAGCTGCATTTGATGGTGTTAGCCGTGAAGAATTCGAGTCAACAATCAACTCTTTGGTTGAGGCATTTGAAGCTAAGATTGCGTCATTGAATGCTGAGAAAGAAACTCTTTCTGCAACCATTCAAAAGATGGCAAAGCAACCTGCTACAGATAGCGTAAAGAAGTCAGTTGCAGTTGCTCAAAGCGCACCTCTTGACTTGGCTAAAATGGATTCTAAAAATAGAATCTTCTCAATCATAAATAAATACAATCAAAAATAAAAAAAGAAAAAAATGGCTGATTCATTATCAATCAACAGTTCAACCTACGCGGGTGAATTAGCGTTGCCATACATCAACGCGGCTATCTTATCAGGAGATACTTTAGCTAAAAATTATGTAACTCTTAAAGAGGGTATTAAGTACAAGGCAGTGATGAAGAAGTTGTCCAATGCGGCATCTTTGGTACAAGCTGCATCTTGCGACTTTTCACAAGCTGGAGACTTGCAATTGGATGAGTCAGTATTGACTGTATCAGATTTGAAGGTTAACTTGGAATTGTGCAAAGCTGAATTTGCACGTGACTGGGAGGCATCTCAAACAGGTCGTGGATTTATCAACGATGTAGTTCCTGCAAACTTCTCTGATTTCTTGATCGGTTATGCTGCTGCTAAAGTTGCTGAAAACATTGAGTATACAATTTGGCAAGGTAACATCACTGCTGGTTCTACTTATCCGGCTTTCAACGGATTTCAGAAAACTATTAATGTAAATTCTACTTACTATCGTAATAGTTGGACTGCAGGTGCTATGGCAGTTGGTACTGTAATTGCTAATTTAAACCAAGTAATTAATAACTTACCAGTTGCATTGATCGGGTCATCTGAAACTAAATTGTATATGAACCGTGCAACTGCTCAATTCTATCGTCAAGCTGTTAGCGCATTGGGTTACGCTAATTTGTACCAAGCCAGTGACGAATTCAACTTGCAGTTCAATGGTTACGACATTTATGTTTGTCCAGGTATCAGCAACGGAACAGTAATCGCAGCACAACCATCTAATTTGTTTGTTGGTGTTGATGCAAATTCTGACTTTGCTGAAGTACGAGTTGTAGATATGACTTTGACCGATGCATCTGATAACGTACGTATGGCTATGAGATTCCGTGTAGGAGTTCAAGTCGGTGTATTGGGTGACGTTGTTTATTGCTACAACGCTTAATTAATTAACCACAAGTAAATGGGAAGGTGGTTAGTTCTACCTTCCCTTTATTTTAATAACTATAAAAAAAATATAAAATTATGGCTTGTGAATTAACCGCAGGATTTCAATTAGATTGTAAAGATACAATCGGAGGAATCAAAGCAATATACTTGCAACAACACTCTCTTTTTTTGAGTGGAGTAACCATTGATGCAGGAAGCGAAGAAGTAAGCGCATTGCCTGAGGAAGATGTATATAAATACATTTGTCCAAAGCATACTGGTAGCTTCACCGAAGAAGTAGCATCCAGCGTTGAGAATGGAACTATTTTCTATACTCAGACTGTAACCGCTACATTCTTTAAGTTGACTGCGCCACGCAGAAAGGAATTGGAATTAGTTGCAAAGAATCGTTTGGTTGTTTTTGTACAAGATAACAATGATAATATCTGGATGGTAGGTCGTATGGATGGTGCTGAAGTGACTGCAATGACTACCGCAACTGGAGTTGCTAAAGGTGACCTTAACGGATATACAATTACCTTCACTGCTGAAGAGGCACACAAAGCGTATCGTTTGGAATCGTTTACAAACAATCCATTCGATAACTTTGATGTTACTGTTGTAAACCCAACTATTTAATTAACTTTGTAGGTAGTGAATTATCTGCAAACTAATACCGCCTCGCAAACCCTCCTTCTCTCTTTAGAGGAGGGGGTTTTGCTTTTACCTCCATTTACCGATTACTTACTTGTGATTCAAAATGAAATCACACTACAACTCTTTCCGGTCATTCCTATTTTAATTGATAGCAATGAGCGCATCACAACTTTGAGTATCAACACTGATACAGATGAGCCTGAGGAAGGATGCGTTTTAATTACTCAAAGTGGTCGTTACAATTATATTATTTACGGTCAAAATTCTAATAGCAATCTTGATCCTGAGGATGCTGTTGTAGTTGGAGAATTGAAGCGTGGATTCATTGAATTCACAGCACTTACCGAGTACTTTGACCAACCGAACCTAACCATACCTAACGATATCGAATACAATGGCTAACATTGACGAAATAAAACAACGCATTGGAGCAACTCAAATAGAGATGTCCAAGTACGTTAAAATTGATCCCATTGAGAGAGAAGATAGAAAGGGATGGGTTAACTATGGTGAAGGCAATGCCTTCCCACAATACTTGATTGAACTTTACAATGAGTCACCAATACACGGAGCATTGGTGAACTCAATTAGTTATATGATTGCAGGCCGTGAATTAACGGCATCCACACCACAAGCGGTGAAAGAAATTAGCCGTTTGAATTTAGACTCAATAATCCATCCGACCTCACTCGATTTGAAGTTGCAAGGTGGCTTTTATTGGGAGATTATATGGTCAATGGATAGAAGTACCATTGCACAAATCAATCATTTACCATTTGAGAACTGCCGACTAGCTTGTAGCGACGAGGAAGACGATGTAGTTGGTGTGTGGTATTCACGTGACTGGACTGATACACGCAAAAAGAAAAATACACCTCACTTTATTCCGATGTTTGATGTGAACACGAATGAAGCTGAGCCAAAGCAAGTTCTATTCGTGCATAGCTTGATGGTGGGAAGTGAATACTATCCGAAGCCTGACTATGTGGGTGCGATAAATGAGATTGAAAAGATGCGCCAACTTAGCGAGTATCAAGTCAATTTAATTCTTAACGGATTTTTCCCATCACTTATAGCATCTTTCAACAATGGCATTCCATCATTGGAGGAGCAGCATATGATTAAGAACCAATTGCAGATGTCCATACAAGGTTCGGAGAATGCTGGTAAGGTATTGACATTCTTCAACGAAGAAAGAGACAGAGGTGTGGAATTTACTCCATTTCCGGTTAGTGATATGGATAAGCAATTCACCACGTTGGTAGACCAATCAATGGAGGCCATTTTGGTGAGCCATAGAGTAACATCTCCTTTGTTATTTGGTGTACGTGCAGGCGGTGGATTGGGTAGCAATACCGATGAGATGAGAACGGCAATGCGTATTTTCCAACGTCAAGTTATTGAGCCATTTCAGAGACTAATTACAAGCGCAGTTGATGAAGTATTAGCATCATTTGGTGTGTTTGCAAGTTGTTCAATAGTGCAAAATGATTTGTTCGCAGATGAAAACGTAGTTGATGCAACGGGTGAAATAACGCAACCAGTTGATGTAGCAAGTCAAGCGTTGAATGGAGCGCAAATTGCATCACTACTTGAAATTATTGTTCAGACTACTGCAAATGTCTTGACTATTCCAAGTGCAAAGGCCATCACAAGAGCAGCATTTCCGATGTTGGGAGATGCAGAAATCAATAACATATTCGATAACCTTTCCAATGTTGTGATTGATCCTACTCAGGTAGTCCAAAAAAAAAAAGTTGAGTGCGAACACCAAAGCATTTCTGAAACAAATGCGATTGAATTAGATAGCATTGCAGAGGAGTTAATTCAACTCGGTGAAGATGCAAATGAGGATTGGATTTTGATTGATGAGTACGATGTAGATTATGATGAGGATGATTCAGAGAATGAAGCTATCTCACACATCTTTGATGCGGTCGAAATTCATCAAGTAAGCACAGGTACAGCTAGACCAAACGCAGTAAGTGACCAAGATGCCACAATAGACGAGCGTAAGTATTACACACGTTACAGATACAGTGGTAAAATCACAGATGTCACGCGACCTTTTTGTACTAAAATGCTACAAGCTGACAAGCTATATAGAAAGGAAGATATAATGGCAATGAACAATAGGGCGGTTAATCCAGGATGGGGGCCCAATGGTGCGGATACTTACTCATGTTGGTTGTATAAAGGAGGCGGTAATTGCCATCATATTTGGAAAAAGCAATTATACATAAGTGCAAAAGGTTTTGGATTGGATTTGAATAGTCCAAATGTCCGCACTCAGGCTTGGACAAGAGCCGAGAAAGCAGGTTACAAAATTCGCAATAATTATTTGGTAGAAAAGAGACCTATTGATATGCCATACAATGGGTTTTTACCTACCAATCCACGTTTCGGTAACAAATAAAAATTAAGAAAATGCCAATACCACAAGAAATATTACTCATCAATGAGGACTACATCAAGAAATTTACTCCATTGACTGATGCAGTTGATCCCAATCTTATTCGTCCTGCCATCTATCTTGCACAAGATAAGTATTTGACTAACTTTTTGGGTACAAATTTGACGGTAAGATTGAAGGATGATGTTGCCAATGGCACGTTATCTGGAGACTATGAGACACTACTCAATGAATATGTATTGAAAGTTGTGTTATGGTGGACTATGGTTGAACTTTACCCATCTCTTTTATACAAGCACGACAACGGTAACTTGGTAAGCAGACAAAGCGAGGACACAACTCCAGTAACGAAGTTCGAAATGGAGTCTTTGAAAGAAGCTGCACGACAGAATGCAAGATGGTACACACAAAGAATGGTTGATTATTTGTGTTTTAATTCAACTTTATTTCCCGAGTACACAAACAATACAGACAACAACATCTTCCCAGACCGCAACCCATACGGAAAGAGCAACTTTTTAATATCTAATTCATATAGACAATGGCGAACAAGAATCAATCTCCAAGACTTTCTGCCCCCATCGTACTAAAACGAAGGGAGTATGAAAAACTTTTGAAACAATACCTTAAAAAACAAGAGAAAAGATGAAAGTAAAGTTGTGGTTATTGGGTATTGCAACGGTCTTTTTGCCAATCAAAGAACTTATGATAACCATAGGTTTTTTGGTTGCGATGGATATGATTGTTGGCATTTGGAAAGCTATCAAATTAGGTCAGCGAATTAGGTCTCGCAGGATGAGTGATACCATCACAAAGTTGATGTTGTACCAAATCGCAATTGTGAGTGGATTCCTTATTGAGACATATGTCATTGAACAACTTATCCCCATCACTAAGTTAATAGCTACCATTGTGGCTATCATAGAATTCAAATCAATTATCGAAAGTATTGAGTCAGTGACCGGAAAGGATTTGTGGTCAAAGATTAAAGCTATTATAGGTAGAAAGAGCGAAGATTTAACCGATGCAATAACTGATGGAAAAGGTAAGTAAGTACGTAAGCTACTTTGAGGTCACTCATAGCAAACAAGCGAAGGCATTGAAGATTGGGAACATTCCAAACGCTGAACAATTGGCAAATCTGAAGCTCGTTTGCACCAACATATTTGATAAAGTGCGAGAGCATTTTGGTAAGCCAATTGGAATCTCATCAGGCTTCCGCAGTATTGAACTTAATACACGAATTGGTGGTTCAAAAAGTTCACAGCATATGCAAGGAATGGCACTTGATATTGATGGAGATATTCACGGTGGCATAAATAACAAAGAATTATTTGAATGGATAAGAAAAAATTGTACATTTGACCAACTCATATGGGAGTTCGGAAGTGAGAATGCACCTGCTTGGGTACACGTAAGTTACAACAAAGAAGGGAATAGAGGTCAAGTGTTACGTGCAGTTAAGATGGGTGGACGGACAGTGTACCAACCATTCTAAATATAACATATGCCTGAAAGTCAAAAGACAAAAATCGCGCGTGAATTGCGTGAGCGTTTTCCCGACACACCAACATTGACGTTGGCTAAGAAATTATCCAAAGAACATTTCGAAACATTCTTGGGAGTTGAAGATGCAAGAGGTGTGCTGCGTTACATTGAAGGCAAAAGAGGTAAGGTTTTACAAAAAGAAATTAGTGATAAATCTTTGTTTAGAACTGATGAAAGACCACGCAACCCATTTAAGTTACCAAAGTCGTATGCCAAAGGTCGTAAGCACATTGACATTAAAGGTAAAAAGATATTGATACTATCCGATATTCATATTCCTTATCACGACATCGATGCGTTGTCTACAGCCATCCAGTGCGGCATTGATGAAGGAGTGGATACGGTGGTGCTGAATGGAGTGCATTGGACTGTCATATGATTTCTGACTTTGTTAAGGATCCAAAGAAAAGAAAATTTAAGGATGAGTTGTACGCAATGCGTACTTTCATTTATGAATTGAGGCAGACTTTTCCAGATGCCGAAATAATCTATAAAGAAGGTAATCACGAAGAAAGATACTGGAGGTATATGCGTGTGAAAGCACCTGAGTTATTTGACATTGACGCATTTGATTTCGCCTCATTGTGTCATTTAGATAAACACAACGTGCAGTGGATAGAAGGTAAAAATAAACTAAACGTAGGCGGCCTATCAATATTTCACGGCCACGAATTTGGGAAGCAATTTATGCCATCTGTAAACGTTGCGAGAGGTCTATTTTTGAAGACAAAAGCAAATGCTATGTGCGGACATCACCATCAAACGGCTGAACACACTGAGCGAGATGTAAACGGCAAAGTTATCACGTGCTGGGGTGTGGGTTGTCTATCCGAGTTGTCACCTGACTATAATCCATACTCAAAATACAATCACGGATTTGCTATAATTACAAAAGGCAATGGAAAAGAATTTAACGTCAAAAATTATCGCATCAATTGCGGGGTTATTTATTAGTTTTTTATTGTACAATTTTGGGAAAAATTCATGCAATAAAGAACCAGGTGTAATTCATCGCAACGATACAATTGTTGTATTAAAAGCAAGAGTTGATACCTTGAAATTGGAACGCATTAAACTAAAAACAATTTATGAAAAGGACATTGATACTATCTATATGTATGATTCTACTGCCATTGATAGCGCATACACAAAAGCAATTGAGCGACTCATTGAATTGGAACAAGCTGGATTCTTTACGAACTGAAAGACGATTAGTTGTGTTAGCAGTTACATCACTTGAATATCACAAGCAAATGAATGCCAATCTTTGTTTGGAGAATCAAACATTAAAGACGATTAACCTGCGTAATGAGTCATATATAGAACAATTAGAGGCTCATTTGTCCCATTTAAGACAAGTTAATGATGATGAGGTAAGAGCAAAAAAAAAGTGGCGCAATGCCACTCTTTTGATTGTTGGTGCTAATGTCATTTTTTTGACATCATTTTTTTTAAGTAGATAGCAAAGTCCAACGCTTCCTCGTAAGCGTGCTGCATCCATTCTTTCTCTGATAAATTAGCGTTATCTACCGTTGTGCCGTACTTCATCCTTCCCATTTTTTCGCGTGAGATAAGGTCTGCAATGACCTCTTTGTAGATGTCCGACTGGCAGTTGTCAAAATCGTGAGTTATATTCATATTTTAACTTGTAATTTGGGTTGTATTTCTTGTTGTGTGCGGATATATTCAGTTAATTCGGGTAGCATCCAATATCCATATTCCGCCAAAAGTGATGTAAATTCAGACATTTGGCGAGTTATGTCGGGCAGTAAAGCACCATCTGCATCCCAAAGAGCAGTAATTGTCTTGCCGTGTTCACGCTGAATCGACTCATTGAGTCTCTTTAATAGCATTTTAGTTTGATGGTTGTAGAACCATTTGATTTCCTCGCACTCATCGCCTGCGTAAATGGAAGCCTGAAGCCACATCAGTAGGTTTAACACCTTGATTTTTTCTAACTCATCCTGAGTAATTTCAGTTTTCATTTTATTTAGTTTTAGTGATGTCTTTAAGTTGCTTGTAAATTGATTTTCCAATTTCACCCCAGTACATTTCACAATCGAATTTTTCATCATTCATTGTGAATGGTGGATCAACAAAGTAGGCTTGATAAAATTCATCTTCTTTTGCTGTGTATCTGTAGCAATTCTGCTTTATTGGGCAATTAGTACCCTTACATTTTGTGATGTCTGCCATAGTTCAAATATAATTACGCAAATGCATACTTTCCAAAATTCTTTTTTAATTCGTAAAATGCCCTCATCATTATTGCGTCTGCAAAGTCGGGAGAGATACCGTGCCTTTTTTTCAAATCTTCTTTGTTGGTTACTCTCAGCTTTCCATCGCTATCAATCTTTTCCCTACGTATCATCTCCAATTCCTTGACAATAATGTCCTTGTAAGTTGATTCAAATGTGATTGCGTTACTGGATATCAATTCGCCTAACTTAAAATAGCAGTCGCATTTCAAATTCATATAATTGTCACGAACTGCTTTTGATCCGTTCAGGAATCCTTTGCAATGGAGATAATCTTTGCACCCCCCCCCGATGCCATCCTCATCCACCAGTACGTTAGATAATCTTACTGAGTGATTTTTAATAAGGTCATTGATGGTATCTACCACCTCATTTATTGGTTTGTGTTTTAACACAACAAACTTTTCAGCGTGTAAGTTATTCCACACAACTATCACTGTTCTATCGTCACCCATTCGTGCGATGTCGGCAGTGATAAACTTATCTCCCAATGTAGTGGATGGGCGAAAGCATCGCAGTAAATCATCGTACTCATACAATCTATCCTTTGTCTCATCGTAATCCCAATCTCCTTCCAACAATCTTTTCCGGTCAATATCGGGAAGCATCTGTAATGACTCAATGTAGACTGGAGAGATGTGTGGGTTATCCGTTGGTAGTGCCTGAATGAATCTTCTATCTTTCCTTATTGAGCCATTGCGCTGCGCATCAAAGAACTCTCTGTATAACCATCCTTTGTGGGGATTGCAGGTCAATAGTCCTTTCGGGTTATCATTGATTAGTTTGTATCTGACACGTGAATTCAAAATGTTTATGCATTTTTCAGTTACCTCACTGGCTTCATCTACAAAGTAGTCAGTAATCTCAAGCGAACCAAAGCGACCAAAGTCGGGATCACTTGGCATATCCGCCAAGTCCATCAATATAATTTGTGAGCCATTGTACCAATTGATTACGTGGTCTTGACCATTGTACGTGAAATGTTTTCCTGCGATGAGATTATATTTAGTGCATAATTCAAAGAACGTAGCAAGTGTGGATAGTCGCAACTTTTTAAGTTCAGCACGGCCTATAAGACCTCTGGTGCCTGGATACTTTAACCGTCTTTTTATTTGCCAATCGCAACCTAAAAAAGATTTTCCAGAACCAGCACTTCCGCCATACAATAATTGCCTGCATTCGTTATCAATTGCAAGGTATGAGAGCGCCTCTTTTTGTTTGTCGTGGAATTCAATCATAGTGCATTTGGTTTATTACTTTGAAAATCTCATAAGCGACCTGAGGAACTATTGCATTTCCATATCCTTTGATGGATTCTTGCCTCCATTTTGAAAAGGTAATTCCGTCCAATTGGGTGGAAATCCCATCATTTCTGCCACAAATCGGGGATTGAGTTGGGAATCTTTCGAATGATAATTCTTTTCTTCGTCTTCCATTTGGCAATAAATTGACTTCATTGATACTCTCCTTGTTGGGAAATTGTCCAACAATGTTGGTGGATATGCTCTCGTTGAATCGCTCACGGTTGGAGTTGAAAGAAGTCCCTTGTCTAACATTCGCGTCAAAGTCATTGAGTGCATTGACCCCTCTTTTATTTGCGTTGATTTCATTGATGCACTCGCATTGGTGCTGTCGAAGGTTGTCGGTGTTGGTAGCATTCCTTTGTACAACATCATTGATAAATCTTGCTGCCTGTCTTTTTGTATTCGATTGTTCCAATACTTCTCGCTGTGTCCATGTTTGTATTCTCCCGCTATTGGTGTTGGTAGCAATGAACCATATTCGATCTTTCGAAGACCACTCCCCCATTCCAATTAGTAAGCCCACGAACGTTTTCGCCCACAACGTAGGATGGCTCAATCTCTTGAATTGCTCTGAGCATATGCGGCCAGAGATGTCGCTCGTCGTCTTTCCCAAGTCTCTTTCCTGCTGATGAGTATGGTTGGCAGGGGAATCCACCGGTAAGGATGTCAATTGATCCTTGGTGAATAGTGAAATCTGTTTTTGTGATATCTTCATAACTTAATGATTTTGGAAAATGATAATGTAATACTTGGCGTGGGAATGGCATCCATTCGCAATGAAAGATGTTATCCCATCCCATCCATTCGGCAGCTAAATCAAAGCCACCAATTCCGCTGAATAATGAGCCGTGCCTCATAACCCATTCTTTATTTTTTGTTGCAAGATATGGCTATCCATAATGTCGGAGTAGATGAGCCTTGATAATTCACACTGGTAGTCATCTTTGAACTTTTGGCGGCTCAATTTATCCAATCTTTTCGCCTTGTAAGCACTAATCGCCTGAGCATCCAATGTCTTTTTGTATGCCATGAATTGCCATTTCTTCCAATCTTCATCTGGCCACATCTCATCTCTAATTATCTTTTTATCATAGAAGGTGCGAACCTTCATCGGTGCTAACATCAAGACAAAATCTCTTTTGTTTTCTCTCCACAATCTGATATCCTCATTGAAGGTCTCTGTCCAATCAACTGGTTCATCTATTGTATTAGATGGCAACTCTATCTTTGCTTTCTTTTTGTCAATTGCCAAGTTGGTTTTCATCTTGAAATCATTGTACGATTTCAGGACATCGGATAAGAATGCAACCGACATCATTCCAAACGACTCAACTCTTTCCCATTCGTTACCAACTGCATTAAGCTGGAACGCCAATGCCATTTCGCCTGTGGTTAAGTATGGGTAGTGCGTCTGCATAGTAACGTATAGCAAGTTAGTTTCCTCATCGGATGGAAGATTCTTGATACCATACAGCACAATACCATATGCGATTGATTGTTTGAAAATTGAAAGCGTTATATCGCAAATTCGAGGTGACTCAAGACTTGTGATAAATGCCTTTTCGTTATGAGTTAACCCACTGTTGTAGGCTGTCTCTTTGAATTCTACCAATTGTTTCATTGTGTTGATTTTTAGTTGTTACAAATTTACTCAAATCCCAAGCTGACCTCACAGCAGCTTTCCAATCTTTCATTTTATTCTTGCCATACTTCCATCCAGTGTTAGTGTAGTGACTGATAAACACATCCGCAAAATGAAGCGCATCTTCTGAATTAGCATTGGGCATTCTTTCGAGAAAGTAGTCGGCCACATCTTCAAGTGATGGCGCAATGAAACGACATTCTTTCGATTTTGTTAGTTGGATTTCCAACTGGCTCACTCTCTCGCTTAACGAGCGAACCTCTGAGATTAAAATATTGATGTCCATTTTCAAGCATTAGTTTAGTTGTGTTGCAATTATAGCCATTTTTCTCAAATGCCAAGATAAAATCATTAACGATGAATTTGAATTGAGCATCTGTGGTGTACAGATTGCAGCATTTTTTCACTGAATGGATAACCGTTGCGTGGTCTATGCCATATGAATCACCAATACATTTGAGCGTTTTGTTGTATTCAGCAAAATATGTAAATGCAATACAGATAGCACGTGCGTCAACAATTGCTCTTTTGCGTGTGCGACTTTTAATCTGAGTCTCATTGACATCCATAAGTTCACTGCACGTTTGAAAAAGAATCTCATCTACCTTCTTCATACTTTTGATATGCTCTAGGTCTTTCGATTTCACAACAATCAATTCACGTAGTTCAGCAAGTTGCCTTTCGATTGCGGTTATTGTGTGGAATATCATCTCATTCATCTTGACCTCCGAACTTTTCACCGAACTTTTCTCCGTACAAATAGTTTACTGGTTCGTGTTCGTTTTCTTTTTCAGCTACCGCCAATGATATCAATTCACATTTATCAACTCCAATCAACTTGGATAACTTATCAATGTGATTGATACTCATTGTGATTGGGTAGTTTTCATACTTGCGACCAGTTGGCCAAGTTACTCCCATCGCCTTCGCAAATTCGTAAGTGGATGGGTAGTGGGTTCTTATTAGTGTTCTAAATTTCATAATGTTTTCTTAAGTAATTAAATAAATCTTTCGGGCTATCAAAGTTGATAACCCCCCCTAGAAAGGGAGGTCATCACTGTTGTTAGATTTGCCATCGTGGATAGCGTCTTTGTACGGATTTTCACCGGTAGTCAAATAGATTTCAAATGCCTGAGCAGTAGCGCAAATCAATCCAATCTGTTGATTCATTGGTTCACCTTCACCTTTGTGGAGATCAACTGCTGCCTTCAAAGCTACCGCGCGAGCGATGTCTGCGGACTTATCTTCTTTGACAAATGACTTTGCAGCACCGCCACCATTCCACGCTGGTCTTTGCTCCTTTGCAAATTTGATATTCCAGTACCTACCGTTCTGCGTGTATTCGTACTGCTTTTCATCTCCAACTTTGAAGGGAGGTTCTTGGGAAGCGGCAAAGCATCCACCGACATCGCCATTCTCCATTTCTACTTCGAACTTAAAAAGTTCTTTCCACGTGCCATTGTTTTGAATGGACTTGATTTTTGATGTTTTCATCTTGTTTTTATTTTGATTTTTAATGATTTCTTGATACTTTTTTTCTAAATCTGTTTCGAAGTCAATATGCATCATCACACCTCTATAAGCAACTGTGATGAGTCTACCTTGACTAAATTCGTATTCTTGGCGTTTACGTTCACGGTATGAAAGCGGTTTGCCACTTTTGAATTCATCCCAATATTCCCAACTCATCTTCTATAGGTTTTTTCTTTTAGGAGTGCCTCCATCCGTTCGAATGGTTTGCGTGGTGAACTGTCCGCAATGTGCTGAGCAATCGCGTTAAAGTCAAACTGCTCATTCGGTAGACTGGATGACATCACACAGATGTACTTGCGTGGGTAGGTCAAATCAAATGCTTTCATAATGGATATGTGTTTTCATTTTTTCAACCAATGCCTTTGCTTCTTCTTCATTCGCCCAATAAGTTGGGTATTGATTTTCGAGCCATTGACCTATAAGATAACGTATAAGCATTGTTTCATCAGTTGTCAATAGATGCACTGTAGAATTCAAAGGACAATTATCTTTGCTGAATTGATCAAGGTTATCACCTACCAACTCTATTTGTTTTCTGTTATACATAACTCAGATAATTTGAAAGATAAAGATTTCAGTTGCGCAAGGACCTTGATTGCCATCGTGAGCAAATGCCCATCCATCGGCATCGTAACCATAATCCAAACTCATTTCATTTGCTTTGTCTAACACGTAGCGGTTAGCCATTGATAGCGATTCGTAGTTACGAACTTCGGCATTGATGCCCTCTTTGATGTGTACTTGATACATAGTGTTTTGTTTTAATTGTTATGTGCAAATATATGTAAATCTTTTTTAATAATCCAAATTTATTTTAATGAAAAATGAAAATATTTTTAGTTTTTCAATGTTTTCAAGGGTTTCAAGATGCATTTTTTTTTGTTCATCCTATTGAAATTCGTCTTAATTTTATCAAATGAAAGGAAAAATCATACAAAGTATGAAGCCGAGAGCCAAAAAACCATTGGCAGGTGAAGCTGGAGTTCAGTTTGCGATTGTTCAATATATAAAAGTAATGTATCCGAATGCCTTGTATTGCGCATCTGCGGGCGGTATGTTTACAAGTATGAAGCAAGCAATCAAGATGAAAATGACTGGCTATGTGAAAGGATTTCCAGACCTTCAAATATGCGAACCCAACGAAAAATATCACGGGTTATTTATAGAGGTCAAGACGGATAAAGGAGTTGTAAGCAAAGAGCAAAAGGAATGGATCAAGCAATTGAACAAACGTGGGTATTATGCTACTTATGTGAAAGGTAGCGAAGATGCCATTAAATTGATAGATGCATATTTTAAAAACGCAATATGACCAACATCGCAGGTTAGCCATTAACCTATGCGCAGGTAACGTTTACGAAGCTGACGACCTGCTTCACGATACTTTGTTGTGCATCTTTGAAAATGGCAATGAGATAAGGAATAGCGAACACTATATCAACCACGCGCTGAAAATCGCGCACTGGTCTAATCGCAGTCATTACCATAACACAATCCGTAAGTTCAACCAGATGAGTGATGAGCCTACTGAGTCACAATTGCGTGACTACGAATCGGTAACCGTGTGGTTGGGTGACCGTATCACCAATGAGCAGCTTGATATATTGATTAGTCGTCTTCCTTTCTTTGAGCGTGAGGTATTTTATCTTTATGCCTTAAATGACTTTTCTTACAATGACCTGAGCATTGATACTGGCATACCAAAGAAAGTGCTATATAACGCCGTTAAATACGCAAAAAACGAAATAAAAAAAGCAATAGTCATATGAATAAAATCATTGAGATGGCAAATATGCGGATGGCCATATGCAAAGAATGTCCGGTATACAATTCGACTACCCGAACGTGTGGCACACCACTAAATAAACTTAATCCATTTGCTACACCAGTTACACTTGATGGTGTGACCTTCAAACCCTGCGGATGTTTCTTAGACCTTAAAACTAAAATGACCTTTCAGGATTGCCCAGGTGGTAGATGGCCTGTTGTGGTGGATAGTGAAAAGAAAGCGCAGGCGAAAGAGTTGGTGCAATCGGTAAAGGCAACCAATGTACTCACTGATTCACAACGCAAGTTGTTAGCCGAATTCGATGAGTTAATGAAAGGTAGTAAGGGCAAAGTGAGTAGCTGCGTTCCGTGCGTGAATAAGATGATAGATGACCTTCACAACCAACTAAAAAGTGAGGAGGTGCTACTTAGTGAAGAACAAACCCCACAACCCAAAAAACGTGGAAGAAAATCAAGAAAATCAACAATACGATGAGTCTGCTTCATTTCTTTTTTACGTGTTATATACTGACCGCCTTATTACTTATTGGACTGATGACAATCATGATCCTAAGGCGAACTCTACCTTTTTCAATTGAAAATTTAATAGGTATGGTATTCACTGCATTTTGTTGGCCAGTAGTGTTGGCAATGACTATAATCGAAATATTTAGAGATAATGAGAATTAGTTTTGATTTTGACGGGGTATTGTCTACCGCTAAAGGCAAAGAGATGGCCATTAAAGCCATTGAAAATAATAATCAGGTGTGGATATTGACGGCACGAAAAGACTCCGAAAATGAGGATGTATTTTCTACGGCTAAAAAGTTAGGCATACCACGTCATCATATCATCTTCACCAATGGAAAAGACAAATGGTCGTTTGTTATGCGCTATAAAATCGATGAGCATATTGATAACAACCAGGAGCAGATTGATAAGATTCTAAAAAACACCTTAGCGAAAGGAACATTATTTGTTGATAACTAAGTAGGCAACCATTCAACTGAATTACTATCTTTGTGGTGTTGAGAGTGATTAGTATTCCCCCTTTCATTTTAACTCTCAACAAAGTTATAATGATTGGGGGACTTTCTTTTATGGCGGTGCGAATACGCTTGGTAAAGGAAAGAATGCGTTACAAGGGGATGATGGCACAGCGCAGCGGTAGCATTAAGGACAAAGCCGCAAGACCATCACACGAGCCGAGAATCGTGTTAAAGTAGTGTCCAGGTCAAAGGTCAACGGTGACACTTTGAAACTTGAAGGTGAGGGACTCATTCGACAGATTGAATCTTAATCATCAAAGGGGAATGACCACTGAGGTGAAAGTCAGTAGGATATTCTCATTCCCTTTTGGTTCAGGATCTATTCTCTAGATTAAATATTATTACTTATATTTGTTATTATATATGATTATACTACCTGCTCAAATTGAATCAATAAAGTCACGCAAGGATAGAACTACAGCTATTGTAATAGGCACTAATGAATTAACTCCTGATCAAGCTGGGCAAATATTCAGTCTTCAAAATTCGTTCGTCTATTGCGCTCTAAAAGAGGAGGAGTTCGCTACTAATGAAAGGGACATATTAAATGATTTGAAAGCTGACTTTGAAATAGAA